CGATATCAAATCCGTATGTCGATATGAAGTGTAACACGATATCCACTTCGTAACCTCCTTTCGAAAGTATTGTACTCTCTCAAGCACATATTCATTATAACGTTGATATGACAAACGTTTCAATAATATTTTTAAATTGCAAGAAACGGCGTGATTGATACTATTATTATAAGCCGATTTAATCATATTTATTCGCTATATATATACGTATAAGTGTGCGGTATATGTTCGATAAACAATCGACAAATGTACGATATCACCGCCGTTTCATTTGTGCTTACATTCTATTAACGTATGTACGTACAATAGAAGACATGCTTTATATGTAATTTTTCGATAAATGTATCGCTAAATATAACGACAAATGTAGCGTTAATTAATACATAACTACTTCGATCGAATGGCGATAGATACACGTCAATGTAAACTATTTAAATGTGCGGTAGATATACGTTACCAACACGCATAATGTACGTTAAATAGAGCGGTATATATAGTCGATTTCTGTACGTTTATAGCGCTATATACAGGGCGGTATATAACAAGGCGTATATAGGTCGGTAGTAATAGGCGGTATGTGTACGTACGTTTACGTATAATAGATATCTCATACGAATAATAATGTACGTTGTGTGTACTGCATATGTCGATAGTGCATACAGTTATATAGTGGTAGGTGTACGGTGCACTACGGTACGACATGATATAGTATGGCGGTATATGTGCGCATAGATATATTAGTAGTGTGTGCGTTGTGTTATCGAATGTTTATCGAAAAGTATTTGCGATTGAATTCATCAACAAACTTCGCTGAGAAAGAAGAACTTCAAAACTCAGGGGGTTGAAAAGAAGAGTCGAAAGTTTTATTCATTCTTTTATGCATTCGATTGAAAATTCTTGCGTTAAAAGAATGGCATTAAATCAACGTTTCTTTTTGTGCATAAAACTTTTATCGAATTAAATTGATTGTGAAAGTCTTTCGAATGCTTTTAAATCAACGTTTAAAAGAGAAGTTTGAAAGTAACAAAATATCATTCTGTTGCATTCTTTATTCATCTAATTGAATATCACATTCACAAAACCGAATCCCAAATCGAAAATTTTCGAATCCCCCCAAGCCCACGGGCGACCACCCCCGCAGCAATGGTTCTCAAAAAGCGCGCACCATTTTTAACTCAGGGCGTTGATCCTAGCGCAGCACCTTCCGATCTCATACACACAACCTACTTCAATATAATTTGTGAAATCCTATCGAATCCCAACGATCCCGACGGCTTCCTACCGAAAATCCTCTTTTTATGATCCTATCGACTTCCTAACGATCAAATACGCATATCTATCGTTTATAATTACGCAACTAGCTAAATTAGCGATATTAACTACATTTCGAGACCTATCGTATTCCTAGTGCATAAAACGTCATACAAGCGAATATGAGGAATTTAAGAGATATATCGTATTTTCTAGCGCATTCTTTTCTATCGTAATTAACGCATAATCTATCGCCCATTATCTTTTATTACTTAATATACGCAGTCTAGTCGGCCTTTCTTGCCTCATTTATGTACTTGCTGCGTAATCCCTGAGAGTAATTTATTACGATCAGATATATTTATATACTAGCTATCGTTTATTAATAGTTCTAGTTAGTGTGACGTCTAGCCATGTTACACCAACGTCACATGGATTATTATTTAAATAATACAATATACATAAAAGCCCGAGATTGCTGGGTAAATAGAATAGTTTACACGATGTATACAATTAATTCGTAGCTAGTCGTACCTATATTATGAAGAGATAAACGCAAATAAAGCGCCGCCCGTCGTGGGTAGCGCTTTTTCTATTACAACGATAGTGAAACCGTGTTATACACTTCGTCGATTGTATCTTGCGTGATTCCAATATAATGTAGCGTAATTTTTTCGCTCGAATGATTGAAAATGCGTTGCAATGTCGCAATATCGACGCCGCCTTTATATGCGTGGTAACCGAATGTTTTACGTAGTGTATGCGTACCGATCTCGCTTAATCCTGCGCGATCCGCAGCATCGTTAAGAATTCGATAAGCCTGTACGCGTCCGATCGGCTTCGATCCCTTGCGTGAAGGAAACAGGTATTCTTCGCTATATCCCTTAATTCCTGCATCTTTGATCTCTTTTTTAACTGCGTCGCTGATCGTCAATTTGCGGCGTTTTTTCGTTTTGGCCTCGATCAATTCGATATGAGACTTAAAACGGCCGCTAGGCGTATAAATGTCCGACGCTTTTAACGAAAGCAGATCCGAGATTCGCAGACCTAAATTAATTCCTAAAACGAAAAGCAATTTATTACGACCGTGTAGGGCGCGTTTCATTTTGTTGATATTGCGTTTATTTCTGATTGGTTGTACTTCTTTCATATTTGTTGACCTCCTGAATGTATCGTGTTCCGTTTTTTTGTGACATTCATTATTTCATGATATCGCGAGGGTGTCAACGGATTTTTAAATAAAATTAAGGGGGTTTTATAATGGCAAGTAAAAAAGAACTAGAATCAAGGTTAAATCTAAAGCAGCGCGAAGCCGCTTTTATGTTAGTCGAAAACGAGTTAGCGATGGACGAAGATCGCAAGACGCAGGAGGAAATCGCGAACGAACTAGGGATTACTCGCATGTGCCTGTACAAATGGCGCACGAAAAACAAAGCATTCATCGACTATAAGAACATTATCGCGGACGAGTTTCTAGCCGAAATGAGACCGTTCGTATATAAACAGTTAATGCGTACGATCGGCGGCGCACAACCATCGATCAAAGGTATCGACTTATACTTCCGACGTCATGCGTTACTTACTGATAAGAAAGTTATCGAAGACAATACGACGGACGGCGCTCGCAGCAACGCGGATCTAGCGAAAGAATTAGAGGAAATCAAAGCTATGACGCAGAGCGCGAAAGAAGGCGATCTATAATGTGGATCGGCAGCAAGTTTTTAAATCGCGAAGAAAGAGCGGAAAGGATTGCGATCGTAAAAGATCGCCTTTCTTCTCTTTTAGATCTTTACGAATCGGGAAACGCAAGCGAATACCATATCGATATGATGATGCGGGAGAAAAACGAACTCGTTCGACTAGAGCGCGTTCACCGCGCCGAAGTAGATAACGCATTCTTTACGATGGAATATCTATCGGATCAATGCAACCCCGAAAATGATGATAATATTATTCAAAATTCTGACGATGGTACACCGCATCAAGGTCTTGACGAAATGGCGGGAATACATCGCGAGTTCTTCGGATTATGTGACGATGTAGACGCGGGAACAGGTACAAACCTAGCGATCGCCGCGCCTCGTGGACACTCGAAGTCGGGTATCTTCTCGAATGCGTACGTATTGAAGGGCTTAGTATTTCGTCAGTTATCGCATCGTTACATACTAGTAATTTCGGAAACCGACGATCTATCGAAAAAGTTGATCGGGTGGTGTAATAAGCAGCTTAAATTCAATAAGAAGCTGATCGAGGACTTCGGATTACTTCTATATGAAAACCCAATGGCAAACGAACGCGATAATGAGTCTTCTTTCATTACGCGAGCGAATCAATTAGTCGAGGCGAGTTCATCAGGGAAGCAATTACGTGGTAAACGTCACGGCGCGCTGAGACCGACAACGTGCGTGGTCGATGATCCATCATCTATGAATAACGAAGGTACTAAAGAAGCTCGACAAAAGCTGATCGACTGGTATAACGCCGTTGTATTACCGATCGGCGGGAAAACTACGAATCACATTCTAGTAGGTACGATGGTTTCTGCGACTGGATTACTAGCGCACGTATTAAAGCGCCGAGATTTCCGACCGTGTTTCTATGATGCGATCGTTTCCGAGCCAAAATTTCCGAAGATGTGGGAAGAGTACATCGATAAATACCTGCATGGTACGGACGGCGAGGCCGAAGAGTTTTACGAAAAGAATAAAACTGCGATGATGCTAGGCGTTGAAACCGCGTGGGAATGGCGTTGGACGTATAAAGCGTTAATGGAGCGTAAAGCGAATATGGGTACGAAGACGTTTAACTCAGAGTATCGAAATCGCGCATTTAGCGAAGATGAAAAGTTCTTCTTTACGGATCAATTCGGGTATTACGTATACGACTTCGATCACTTCACGGGCGAAAGAGCCTGCGTATACGACGGGGAAACGTATAGACTACGCGATATGTCAATATCGGCCGCGTGGGATATCGCAATGGGTAAAAGCGCCCGCTCGTGTTACAACTCGTTAGTAATAACGGGACGTCACGAAGCGTCAGGGCGTATTTTTGTGTTGGACGAGTATGCAACCAAAGAGCCGCCGCACAAGTTCATGAAGGGCATTATCGATCGTGTGCGAGCATATCGACCAAACCTACTCGTCGTCGAGACGATCAACGCGCAGCACGAGTTCTACCGTCAATTACAAGAAGAGTTGCCACGTCAGGGATTGTATTCTACGAAAGTAATCGACGTTAAAGGGCACAAGTCTTCGAAAGAGCAGCGCATCGAGTCACTAGAGCCGTATTGTGTTAACAAAACGTTGATCTTTAATAGACATCACAAACTATTACTAGATCAGCTAGACGCATATCCTTACGGTGACTATGTAGATTCTGCCGACGCCCTTCAAATGTCTGTAGAGCACGTCGCACGTCCACGATCCGTTATGCGAGATAAGCCTATTTGGTTATAGTCTAGCGTTTATGTACATGTAGGGAAGATACGCCTTCGGGCGGTCTTCCCTAACATGAAAATCGGAGGTTGTTAAATATGGCAAAAATCAAAGCATCTTACGTTAATCATAACAATGTTCTTAAATTACCGAAACGACCGTTAAAAGTCTACCTGGCATCGCCGTTCTTCAATGACGAAGAGATCGAATGCGTTGCATTCGTAGAAAAGGTATTACGCGATAAAGGCCTAGAAGTATTTAGCCCTCGCGAACATCAAAATGAACATTTAGAATTCGGATCGGTAGAGTGGCGAAAAGCTACGTATTTAAACGACTGTCATGAGATCTTAAAGTGCGATATCGTTGTCGCAGTTCATTCGACTGATAGCGGCACAAACTGGGAACTAGGAGCAGCATCGGCCGTACAACGTCCAGTAATCTTATTCGACGATAATACGGATCTACCACGAAATATCATGTTAACCGAATCATGTCATGCATTCTTAGAAGGTCGCGAAGCATTAGAGAAGTATAACTTCGATGTACATGTTCACGAACTGGAAAAGGTGTACTACGAAGGCACGGTTATTTAATTGCAGCGCTCTATAAGGGCGCTCTTTTTATATAGGAGGCGATAGAATGACGAATCATAATTTTCATGACAAGCACGATAGCACACAAGAAACGGAATTCAAACCGAATGACACCTTATTCGAAGTCGGGAAGCTATTTCCGCCGACGGACGATCTAGAGCGTCTAGCAGATTACGAGACAGGTAAGCGACTGTATGAAGGAGAATTCAAAACGCTACCTAAGCGAGCGCAGGAAATGTTAAAGGATACACCGCACGCAGAACGATTAAATTCGTTATATCTAGCGGTCAATCTTCTCGACATTATCGTCCACAAGCCCGCTGATCTTATGTTTAACGAAGATCCAACGTTCGAAAGTGGCCTAGATCCCGATTCGATCGAGCAGCAGCGATTATCCGCAATCGTAGAAGAGAACGATCTTTCTGCGTTAGGTCAAGAATTAGTCGTGGGCGCAGGTTTCCGAGGGGATTCGTTCATTAAGACGTATTTCTCATACCGTCAAGACTTTAGCGAACTTCCGTACATTCCGAAGGGCGTCGAAATGGAAGCGATCATCGAGTCGCAAGATCCATCGACTGTATTCCCTGAGTTAGCGCGAGGATCAAAGAAGAAATTCAAGGCCGTAAATATTGCGGCGATCGAATGGGTTATACAAAAGGACGGAAGCGAAACGCCATATCTGAATGTAGAACGACATATCGCAGGATACATTCATTATAGAAGATTCCGACTATCCTCGAAACCCAACATCATTACGAAGTACGGCATTAATCAGCCACAATATGAGATTTTAGACGAAGTACACGAAGGTTTCAGAGTAGTAGAAACGGGCGTACCTATGATCCTAGTACGACATATTCCGTACAAGGCAACCGATACACACTGGCGAGGCATTAGTACAACGAAGAAAGTCAAATCGTTAATCTATGCGATCAATGACCGCTTAACTCAGATCGACTATATCTTAATGAAACATAGCGATCCTACCGCATACGGCGTAGACTTACAAAACGTCAATCTTACGTGGGGTGGCCGTTATATTCCAGTAAGAGACGGAGAAGTCGCACCCGCTTATATGACGTGGGACGGAAAGCTAACAGACGCGTTCAAGCAACTAGAGACGTTAATCAATCTAGTTTTCCAAATCTCAGAGACGCCACAATGGTTATTCGGTACATCGATCGGTAACGTCGGCGGGACTGGGACGTCACATACGGACGGTTCAGCTATCAAAGCAAGATTTATGCCGATCCTATCGAAAGTCAAACGTGTTCGTACGAACGTAGACCGTGCTTTCAGAGACTCGTTATATTGCGCCCAGTTACTAGAGAACTACGCAAACGAAGGATCATTCGAGCATTACGAAGCGATTTACCCGAAAATCAGATGGAGAGACGGATTGCCTGCGAACGAGAAAGAGCAAGCGGAAATCATGCAGATCCGTACTGGTGGTCTTCCTACGATCGATCGATTAACTGCTATCAAAGAAATGGATAGTCTAGACGACATTCAAGCGAAGGCCGTAGTCGATAGAATTCTAGAAGATGAAAAAGCGTTAAAGCCTGCAACGCCTAACGTCTTCAACGAAGAAAGCGAAATCGAACTAGATCTTCCAATGAATGAAGAGGACGAAAAAGTAAATGAATGATAAGCGAATCGAGCCGTCTTACGTATATAACGTTGGGCGGCTTGTCCGCATTTATAGACGGGCATTACAGAACATGCAGGCACAAATCGATCAGATGGAAATCGCTGATCTGAATAGAGCGACTGGAATTGCACTTATGCATAATATTCAATTAGAGCTTATCAAGGTAGACAAAGAAGCGGCCGAGTGGATCAAAGAAAATGTCCCACTTGCTGCGAAAGAGGGAATCGCACAAACGCTACATGCGCTAGGATACGCGGACACGATCGAAGCTGCCTATCGAATTGCTCGATTTAGTCAGACAAACGCAGATATGGCACGAGTAGCAGCAGCGGACACGATGAAAAACGTTCTTGCGATTACCGATAACATGGCTACGGAAATGCAGCGAGGTATACGCGCCGTATCAGCCGAGGTTATAGCGACAGGGATCGCAACGTCTCGTAATTCTACCGTTATGTCGGATCAGATGAAAGAAAAGATCAACGAGCTAAAGCAGCAACTTAAATATTGCGTTGATACTGGGATCATCGACAAGGGCGGTCGCCGTTGGTCGGTCGAGCGCTATACGGAAATGCTAGCGCGTACGAAACTAACTGAGATCCAAAAACAAGCTACGGAAAACGAGGCGATCAGTCGAGGCGCTTATTATGCGACGATCTCATTCAACGGATCTACAAAAGATGCGTGTCGATTCCATCAAGGGCGGATCATTAAACTAAAGGCCGAAGCCGAAGGGTCATACCCCACGTACGACGAGTTGAAAGCAACAGGGCAGATTTTCCATCCGAATTGCAAACATCATATCGTGCCGTTTCGTGATTACGACAAACTAGACGATCACTCGAAGGAACTTGCGAAAAGGCAGCAGATTATCGGAGAAGCTGCGGAAAAAGCAGGCGGACGCGATCCAAATTTAAGAAATGAAGAAAAAAGTTAAAAAGTTTACGCAATGTATACAACAAACGATCGATTAGTCGTACCTATAGTATGAGGAAAGAGATAAGAAACAAGCCTTACGACGGGGTTAAGCATCAGAATTTATAACCGACGGGTTTAAAACGGGGGTATCAGAATGACAGAGAAATTAGATAACCAAACTCACGAAGAGGAAATCAAAGAAGAAATCAAAACGGACGAGCTTAAAGACGACGAAAAAGTTGTCACACTAAAGCAATCCGAACTAGACGCACTTATCGTACGTAATAAGAACAAGGTAAAAGAAAAGTTCGCAGATTACGACGAATTAAAAGCGAAAGCAGAAGCGGCAGATCAAGCAGCCGAAGAAGCACGTCTCGCAAAACTGGACGAGCTAGAAAAGGCGAGAGAGATTGCAGCGAAGAAAGACGAAGAGATCGCAGCAGCACAAGCACGCATCGCAGCATTAGAGAAGGCGGATCGTGACATGAAAGTGACGAACGCATTCAACGCAGCAGCGAAAGCAGCAAACATTCCCGAAGAGTATTTACAAGATGCTCGAATGTTAGCGGGCGTTAATGACGAAACGGAAGTCGAAAAGATTGCCGAGATCGTCGAAAAGCTAGCGAAAGATCGCCCTTACTTAGTTAAGGAAAAAGAAGTAAAGCAGAAGGAAATCGGCGGCGCTTCGAATGGTGCGAAGAAACCACTCGAAAAGACTGACGAGCAAATTCTAGAAGAGTTAGCGGCAAATGTTCGCCGTTACGGTCGCATCGAAGATAAGGTCAAGTATGCGCAAATGAAAAAGAAGTTAGGGCGTTAAGCCTTTAACATAAATCACAAATCAAATCAAGTCGCCTTTTGTGGGCGGCTTTTTCTATTACAAAAATATCAGGGGGTTTTATAAATGACAAAGATCTATACAGAGGACTTAGTAGGAAAGAAAGAATCGGTAGTAGATGAATTTTTACTATTAAATCCACTACAAACACCAATGTTAAACCTAATTCAATTCGGTAGCACAGTAACGAACGTCGAGCACGTATGGTTCGAAGATGAAATGTTCGCACAAGAGAGCGCATTGACAAAAGCTCTAACTGCTGACGACACAACTGTAGAAGTAGAAAGCGGCGAAGCATTCCGATCTCGTCAAGTAATTCGTATCGGCGAAGAGTTGATCTTAGTAGCTAAAGTCGAAGGCGAGAAGTTAACAGTAGTTCGTGGTTACGCTGATACTGCTGCGGGTACTGCGGAAGTAGGCGAAGTGGTAGAAGTAATGTTCGTAGAGGGTGAAGAAGGATCAGACGCTCGCGACGGTCGTCACAAACCACGTAAGCGCGTATCTAATATTACGCAAATCTTCGACGAAACTGTAGAAATCACAGGTACGGCAATGGCAGTCGCTCAATATGGCGTTGACAACGAGTACGAAAAAGAGAAACAAAAGAAACAACTAGAATTAGCGCTAGCATTAGAAAAAGCGGTAATCAACGGTATCAAGTACGAGCAAGGTAACAAACGTATGATGCGCGGTATTCGCTCATTCATCGAAACAAACGTTATCCCTGCGGGTGGTGCTGCGATTTCTGACGAGCACTTAATCGATGCTTTCCGCATGATCTTCGAAGCGGGCGGTTTCAATCAAGGCGGTAACTACAAGATCGTAGTAGGCGCTACGCAAAAGATCGCGATCTCACAATTCGGCAATGCTCAAATCCGTTTAACTCGTCAAGATAACGGACGCGGACAAGTAGTAGACCACTACGTATCTGACTTCGGTAACGCTGAGATCTTATTAAATAACAACATGCCTGCGGGTGAGGTATTAATCATCGATGCAAACCGTATCGATATCCGTCCACTACAAACGCGTGAATTCGCTCACACTTACTTAGGTAAGAAAGGCGATTACATGCAAGGTATGATCGTCGGCGAGTACACGCTAGAGTTCTTACAAGAAGCGGCACACGCTAAAATCGTAGGTCTTGCGACTGGCAAGAAAGCACCTGCTAAAGCAACTACGGCACGCGCAGCAGCTAAAAAATAATCGAAACTGATCGGCTAGGGCTTCGGCTCTAGTCGCCTTTTCGTATACGGGAGGTCGTGATAGATGGATAGAATTGCAGCAGCAACGGAACACATCGACGCTTACGTAATTAGTAACGAAGATTGGCACGATGCCGACGAAGCAAAGAAAGTTCGCCTTATGAATGCGGCAGGTAGGACGCTAGAAAAGAAATTCAAGGGAAATACGATCCCCGACAAAGCAGTTTACGAATTCGCTGCGTACCTAGCTATCGTTTACAATGACACGAACAAGATGCAGCAACAAGGAATCGCATCATTCAGCGTTACAGGCGTAGGTTCTTTCACGTTCAAAGAAAACAATGTATCTAGTGCGGTAGGGCAATCGCTAAAGGATCTTATACCTGACAGTGTAGTAGAGCTTATCGAAGAAGTAAACGACGATCTACACGTATCGGGTCGAAATGTGGGGTGGCTTACATAATGGCAATCGTACCATTAAAACAAACAGTCACTAGACGAAGGGCGGTCGGAGATCTCGATATATGGGGAAAGCCCGAAAGGATTGAAGAAACCGAACTTACATGTCGTGCGGTCGAGGGATCGCACACCACAACGGATCGAAATAGTCAAATGCACGGCGCAACAATCGTTGTCGATCTGAAATTATTGCTAGACAAGCTAGCTGATATCGGTTACGAAGATGAAATTGAGTACGTCAACGAAGCAGGAACGATTTACAAAGGTAATCCGAAAAACATTACAATTCAGCGGGATTTCACAGGTAATCCGTTGCTGACGGTGGTGTTTATTTAATGTCAGGGTTCACAATCGATTTTAGCAGCTTTGACGGAAATATGAATCGGATCACAAACGACGTTAAACATTCGACTAAACAAGCTATGCAGGATTGCGTAGATGATCTCGCTAGGATCTCGTCAAACATTGCGCCTATCGATACGAGTAGTCTACGTAAATCACATAAAAAGACCGTCAAACAACAGGGCGATCAAGTAATCGGAGAAGTTTCGTTCTCAGCGTTCGGACGCGGTAATTTTAATTACGCAATAGCCATGCACGAATGGTCATATACGCCGAGTTCTACGGGATCATTTAACGGTTATGCGGTCGGTAGTAAGTATTTAGAGCGGCCACTTAAAGGTGAGTCACAAAAGTACTTACGATGGTTCGGCGAAGGTGTTCAGAAAGGATTGAGGTAGTATGCGTGCACAAGACGTTATGAATTACGTTAAACCAATTATACCAAATACGTACTACGCCTATACATATCCTACGAAATCGAATGATGAATGCGTTTTGATCGTACTACACGGTGGAATGCCTACACGTGATACAGGCGTAAGGCAGACGACATTACAGTTCTTAGTGCGTGGGAATGTGGGCGACGTCCAAACGGCGGAAGCGAAGGCGTACGAGCTATACGAAGAGTTCAAGTATAAAAAAGACGTTATGATCGGCGATTGGTCGGTCTCAAAAATACAAGCGTTACAATCCCAACCAATATGGACGGGAACGGACGAGGCGAAACGTCCTATCTTTTCGCTAAACTTTCAATTAACTATCAGGGGGTAATTAATATGGCAAAAACTAATACAATCAACGTACCGATCGGTGCTGCAATCGTAGAGTATGGCAAAGGCGAGGACATGGTAGTTTTCGACATCACGAAAGGCGGTATCTCATTCGGCGTATCTACATCAGTACAAGAGGTTACAGTCGATCAATACGGTGAAACGCCCGTAAAGTCTATCATGAAAGGACGTAAGGCTGAGACGACAGTACCATTCGCATTACACGATCTAAAACGATTATCAAAAGTAATGCCAAACTCTAAATTCGTAGAAAACGGCGATAAGCAAGCGTTGTTCGTATCTGCGCAAGCGGGATTCGATATGTTATCGACTGCGAAGAAAATGGTTATTAAACCGACTGCGCCTGACACTACGCCGAATGAC